AGATATGAAGAGAAACCTGATAAAAATAGGTTCTCTCATTGTCATGATGCGTTGCAATATGCGTTTTTAGGTGGAGGAGAAGGCAGAAAAGTGATATTAGGTCCTAGAACACCTACTTCCCCCACTACTGTTGAGAGGGCAAGTAATCCATTTGCACGTTTGAAAAAAAGAAATAGTCGTTTTGGGAGACAAAGAGCAATATGAGATGGATAATATGCTTTAGTGAAAGTAAAAATATAGGAATATGGAAGTATTTTACTAAACATAGATTTGGCTTTTCTCATGTTTATGCAGTTAGCTATGATTCTAAAATAGACATTTGGAAAAAACTTGAGTTTACAACACATGGATTTAATTTCGAAACACTTACAGGCGAAGATTCAACTAAGTTAGTTTTGGATATGCATATGTGCAATAAATGTATAGAGATTGATATTGATAAAAATCCTATTTATATGCCAAGATTGTTTTATTGTGTAAGTTTTATAAAACATCTTTGCAATATTCGTAAATTTTGGATATTGACACCTTATCAGTTGTATTGTGAATTGCTTAAAAGAAATGGAAACGTCATTTTTGAAGCAAAAGAATTATTGGAGGCTCCTAATGGGTAGCATGTTTAAAACACCTAAAGTGCAAGAAGATCCTGAATTAAAGGCAAAAAAGATAGAGCAAGCTAAACTTAATAAGCAAGAAGAAGAAAGACAAGCATTAGAAGCCAGTGAAAAGAAAAGAAAAATTACTTCTAATCTAATAGGTGCCAGATCTCTTCAAAGTGCTGAGTTAGAAGATTTTAGTGGTTTTAGACGTAAAGATTTAAAAACCAAAGAGAATAAAACAATGGGGGGTTATAGTGCGTAGTGATACTGGGGGAGACTCAAGCCCAACACCATCTAATCAGACTGGAGATCAGGCTGAATATCAAAAGGTAATGAACAGATACAAGAAAGCCAAAGGTAAATGGCAGAATTGGTCTGACATATGGGAAGAAATTTATGATTATGTTTTACCTCACAGAGAAAGCTTCTTTGGAGAGTTTGCTGGGCAAAGACGTACAGAAAACATATATGACGAAACGGCAGTGACTGGTCTCCCTAGATTTGCTTCAAGACTTCAGCTTGGCTTTTTTCCTCCAAATGGTCGAGCATTCAAGCTTGCCCCTGGTCCAGAATATCCATCTGATCAAATCTCCAATCAGTTGTTAAAAGAACTTGATGACATCACAGAGATGCTTCATGAAGGATTGCGTAATAGTAACTTCAATTCTGAATTTCATGAAGGTCTTCAAGATCTTGGTATTGGTACTATGAACATGCTTGTTGAATCTGGTCGTTTTGTTGGCGATCTCCATTTCACTGCCGTACCACCTACTAACGTTGCATTGTTATCGGGTGCAATGGATATGGTTACCGATTGGTTTAGATGGAATAACGAATGTGATATAACTGATATAAAACTAAGGTATCCGTATGCAGAGTATTCTGCTGAAATGTCTAATGCTCAAAAAAGAGATCCAAGACGTAAAACAAGAATTGTAGAAGCTACTATGTATGATAGTGACGATCAATTCAAAGACGAGTTTACATATTACTTAATATCTGAAACAGACAAGCATATACTGTATAAAAAGAAACTAGTTGGTCGTGGTAGTTTGCCTTGGTTAACAACACGTTGGTCTAAATCAGGCATGGAAGTATGGGGCAGAGGTCCAATATTACAAGCAATGCCAGCTATTAAAACTTTGAATCTCACAGTACAGTTAATACTTGAAAATGCTGAAATGGCTATAGGTGGTGCATATGTCTATGATGACGATGGTGTATTTAACCCTGATAATATTACTATACAGCCTGGAACTTTTATTCCTAGAAGTCCTGGGAGTTCTCTTGAGTCTTTACAGAGTCCTGCCAGATTTGATGTAGGGCAATTAATATTGGAGGATATGAGAAGAAATGTCAGGAAAGCTTTGTTTATTGATGAACTCGATTCAAGACCAAATGCAAAAACACCATTGTCAGCAACAGAAGTTTCAGAAAGGCTTGCTGACGTGGCAAGAGATATGGGAGCAGTCGCAGGCAGAATGCAAAAAGAGTTCCTTCATCCATTGGTTGAAAGAGTCGTTGCAATCTATAGTGAACAAGGCCTTATTGATATACCGAAAGTAGATGGTAGAGAAATAAGAATTGTACCAGTTTCTCCTTTATTAAGGGCTCAAGATCAACAAGATGTTGCTGATTTTGTAAGATTTCAACAAACAGTTGCAGGAACTTTTGGTCCAGAAATAACACCAGCACTTTACAATCAGGAAAAAGTAATTAGATATTTAGCAGAGAAGTTTGGTGTTAAAGAAGAGTTGTTAGCTAATAAGCAAGAAGTTCAAGGTAACATTGATATGGCAATGCAATTAATGCAACAACAACAAGGGAATATGGGATAATGACAAAGGAGAAAATTAATGCGTCTATTGATGGGAGGTCATATACTGCAGAAGTTGAAACTGATCTTAATAGTAAAGCCTACGCTTTATTCGGTTCGGGTATTGGCAAATCTTTCCTTCAGTATTTGGAAAACCTTACAACAAACAATGTTCATGGTGCAGGACTGGCAATCGAAAGTCTTGCTCACTTTGAAGGACAAAGATGGGTCGTAGCACTAATTAAACACAGAACTGAGATGGGAAGAAAAAATGGCGACTCCAACTAATCCAAAATTATATGCAAGAGCAAAAGCTATAGTTAAAAAAAGAGTAGGTAAATGGCCATCAGCATATGCATCAGGGCAGTTAGTTATTCAATATAAAAAGATGGGTGGAGGTTACAAAGGTAGTAAATCAGCATGAGTCTTACTAAATGGTTTAATGAGAAGTGGGTTGATATATCAACTAAGAAAGATGGCAAGCATCCTAAATGTGGTAGAAGCATGGGTGATGGAAGATCATATCCAAAATGCGTGCCTTCTGCCAAAGCAAAAAGAATGAGTGTAAAAGATAAAAGATCAGCTACTGCAAGGAAAAGAAAGACAAATCCTAGTGGTGGTGGTAAAACTCCAACTTATGCAAGGACATAATAAATGGCTAAAACTGCAGCATGGCAAAGAAAAGAAGGTCAAAGCTCAAGTGGAGGACTTAATGCTAAAGGAAGAGCAAGTTTACGTCGTCAAGGGAAGAATATCAAACCTCCAGTTTCTGCTAAAGCTGCGAAAAAAAGCCCAAAGAAAGCAGCAAGAAGAAAGAGTTTTTGTAAAAGAATGATGGGTATGAAGAAGAAGCTAACTAGTAAGAAAACGGCTAATGACCCAAATAGCCGTATTAATAAAGCACTAAGAAAATGGGACTGTTAACAAAAGGGAGATACTATGTCTAATGAACAAACAGCTACAGAAAGCAATGAAAACTCAAATCAACAAGGAGAAGTTGAAAGTACGATTGCAAACGACACTGGAGAACAAAACCAAGTTGAGCAACAAGATCAAATCGAAAGACCTGAGTGGTTACCAGAAAAGTTTGAGACACCTGAGCAACTTAAAACATCTTATGAAAATTTGGAAAGAAGATTTCATGCAAGGCGTGATGAAATTAAAGAAGAAGTTATCAATGAACTAAATGAAAATGCATCACAAGAAGTTCCTATTAGTCCTGCAGATTACAAAGTAGAGCTATCAGATGAAGATGGTAATGCTTTAGAAGTTCCAGAAGATGATCAAATGTTATCTTGGTTTAGAGACAAAGCACACAATATGGCTTTATCAAATGAAGAGTTTAACGATTTTGTTTCTGAGTATATGTCAGTTAGTCAAACAAGTGGACCTGATTGGAACGAAGAAAGCCAAGAACTTGGAGAACATGCTGACAGAAGATTAGAAAGAATTGATGCTTGGGCCAATAGTGTTTTTGATGAAAACAACTATAATGTATTTGCAGGTATTCCTGCTTCTGCAAATATGGTTAAGTTCTTTGAAAATGTTATGGAGCTAAATGGTCAGCCTAAATTTAATATGACATCCAATACTGAGTTTCAAGAATCTGTTACTAGAGAAGATTTAATGGCAGCTCAAAGAGATGAGAAATACTGGAAGAATGGTGGAGATCCTAATCATATTGCTAAAGTTAGAGCCATGGCAGATCAGTTATCTAGGAAACGTGCATAGTAATGTGAATTAACAAAAGTCTTTATATCTGAAAGATTGAAGTTACTTGAAGGCTCGTAGAGTTACTTATAGGCCCAGGAATGGAATAACCTTAGTGTAGTAGTGAAGCGAATAACCAGAATAGTATAAATATTAACTTTAAATCGGAGGCTATAATGGCACTTACAACCATAAGCACATCCTTTATTGAAGAGTTTGAATCAGGGGTACATGTTGCGTACCAGAGAATGGGTTCAAAACTTAGGAATACTGTTCGTACTAGAAATGGTGTAAAGAACAAAACAACATTCCAAAAAATCGGTAAAGGTTTTGCTACTACAAAAGCAAGGCATGGTAACATTGCACCAATGAACCTTGCACATACAAACGTTAACGTCACAGTTGAGGACTATTTTGCTGGTGAATGGGTCGATGATCTAGACCAGTTAAGAATCAACCATGATGAGATGCAAGTTGCACAACAGTCAGGTGCTTATGCATTAGGTAGAAAGACAGATGATTTAATCTTAGATCAGATGACTACAACTACTTCTGCACATGACGAAACAACTAACGGAATAACTTTAGCATGGGCTTTAGAGCTTATGGAAAAGTTTGGAAACAATGAAGTCCCTGATGATGGTCAGAGATATGCATGTGTTGGTTGGGAGCAATGGTCTCAGTTAATGGCTATAGATCAATTCTCAAGAGCTGAGTACATTGGTCAAGATCAATTACCTTTCCCTACTGGTGTTACAGCCAAAAGATGGTTAGGTTTCATGTGGTTTGCACATGGTGGTCTAGCTGGACGTAATGGATCAGGAGCAGCAGGAACTACTCATAAAGAGTGTTTTGCTTACCATAGAGATGCCGTTGCTCATGCAATCGGTACTGACATCACTTCAAATATGCAATATCACAACGATAAGGACAGTTACTTTGTATTAAACAAAATGCAACAGAACGCAGTCTTAATCGATGCTGAGGGTGTATTTGAAATGGAACTTAAGAATTAGGAGGTAGACATGGCGTTAGTACAAGCAGACTTAAGTTTAGTTTCTTATTCAGGTAATGGTTTCCATATTTGGAACTATAAATCTACTGGTGATGCTCTTAACACAATAGATGCTGCAGGATATTTCAATGCACTAGTTGCTGAAATGAATGTAGGTGATGTAATATTCATCAACGCATCTAATGGTTTTGGTATTACGACTGTAGTATCTAATGATGGATCAGCAATCGATACTGCTGATATTGTTAGCATGACAGCAGACAATAGATAATGGCTAAGAAACCAACAAAAACTAAGGAGGTGGCTGTAAAGGCCACTTCCTCTCATTCAGTAAAAACATCTAATGGCGTTGTTTATACTGTTAAATTTGGATCAAAAGTAAAACTTGGGAGTAAAGTAGATGCCAAAAGCAAGTGATGGTAAAATGTTTGCTTATACAGCAGAAGGTATGAAAGCTTTAAAAGAGTATGAAGCAAGGTTAAAAAGAAATAATAAAAATATGGGTAAAAAGAAAAAGGATGTTAATGACTCTGATAAAACAGAAAGTCCTTATAACAAGTTACGTTCTGATAACGCACCTAACACATAGAGGCTGATATGAGTGGAAAAGGTTTATCAAATAATCCTAAAGGTAGAGTTAAAGTTGCTAATCGTATGGAAAGCCATAGAGCATATTTTGGTGCATTAGCTGAGAAAAAATCTCTTATTCCAGAAAGACCTTATTCATTTGAAGGTAACAAAATTGATAAAGCTAAATATAATCAATTTGCAAAATCAGCAGGCACAGGAATACCTCAAGCAGATGACAAGTTAAATAAAAAATTTGCTAGGCATGGATCAAGACATAATCGCTTATCAGGTGCGATAGAAAAAGATAAGATTAAAAAAGGCATTAAAACAGCAAAAACTATGGGCAGTATAGTTAAAGGTCTTAGAAACATTACTGTTCCTGGGATTATCTCTACAATTATGAAACCTAAGAAAGTTGGCGATGCTACTTTAAACAAAGGTGAGTATAGGAAAGTTAAGTAATGGCTGATTTTTCAAAATATACAACAGCACAACTTGAAGCTATGTTAGCTAAGATGAAAGCTGAAAAATCTAAAACAGGTTCTACGTTATCTATTGAGCAAATAAGAAATGCACAAAAAAGAATAAATAAACAAGAAACAAAAATTCCTTCAAATTTATCTAAAACTATGGGGTCTATTAAGTAATGCCAAATACTGCCAAGACCGACATTGAAGTTGCACAAAGATCTATGGTTTTAGTAGGTATGGAGCCGTTATCTTCATTTACAGATTCAACAGACGAAGCATTGGTTATGAATACGACTTATGAAGATGTTGTTGAGGACTGTCTTGCACAAAATAATTGGAACTTTGCTACTGGTCAGATTCAGTTATCAAGATTAGCTGATTCTCCAGTTGATAGATGGGATGCAGCTTATGCAATGCCTACAGATCCTGCAGTTATACAAGTGCAAACTATAACTATTGATGATGTTGTCCAGCAATATGATATATATGAAAAGTATATATATATAAATGCAGGTGAAAATGATAGAGTTGTTTTAAACTATATTTTTAGAGTGGATACACAGTATTGGCCACCAGCATTTGCATTATGGGTTATATATCGTTTAGCATCTATTTTGGCTTTGTCTGTTACAAGAAAGGCAGATATTGCAAGATCATACAGTCAACTGGCAGATGTGCAATTTAGAAGAGCCAAAGCCAGAGATGCACAACAAGTGACAACACAACAAGTGGCACTTAGTAGATTTCATAGAATAAGATTAGGATCAGGAATCTTTGCGAAGATTGAAGGGGACACTTGAAAGTTGAATGAATGGCATTATTAAGAACATTTTTTACCAATTTTTCATCAGGGGAGTTATCCCCTCTTTTATCATCTAGGGTTGATGCTGAAGCATATAAAAATGGTGCATACAGATTACGCAATGTAAGACTTAAGGCACAAGGTGGTTGTATAAGAAGACCAGGTCTAAAGTATTTACAAACACTTGCAAATGAATCTTATCAAACAGAAGCTTATATATATGATGAGGATGAAGCTTACATTCTGTTATTTAGTGCGACTAAACTTAGAATAGTAGATATATCTGATCCTACAAACATACTGCAAACTATTACTGGTTGTCCTTGGCAATCTTCACAAATAGGTTCTTTAGTGGTATCGCAAAGTGGTGATACTATGTTTATTACACATCCATCTATACCTATGCAAAAGCTAACAAGAACAAGTGCAAGTAACTTTAACAGAACAAACTATACATTCGATGTATCTTCTGGTTTAAGCTTCCAACCATATAATAGATTTGTTGCAGGAAGTATTACTATAACGCCTGCTCAAACACATGGAACAACAACTTTTACAACTAGTGCAGATTACTTTACAGCAGATTATGTTGGTTTGTATCTTAGATTAGTTGATTCTGCAGGATTAGTTAAGCATGCTTTAATTACAGCATATACAAATGCGACAACAGTAACGGCAACTTTGTCAGGAACATTATCGAATACAAATGCTATTACTGATTGGCAAGAGCCAGTATTTAGTTCTGTCAGAGGATATGCTAGAACAGTTACTTTTCATGATCAAAGATTAATATTTGGTGGTAGTCGTGACTTACCTAATTTTTTATTTATGTCAAAGATAGGTGAGTTTACAAACTTTGATATTGGAATTGGAAATGATGATGAATCAATACAAATACAAATCGCAGAAGCTCAAGTTTCAGAAATTAAAGCTATGCAGTCATTTCGATTTCTTACAATCTTTACATCTGAGCAAGAACTCTATGTGCCAACAAGTGAGAACAAGCCTCTTACACCAGCAACAATTACAGTTAAGAAACAAACGAGTTATGGATCAGGAGCAGTGCAACCACAAGAATTTGATGGAGCAATAGTTTATCTTACTAAATCAAAAGGTGCAGTACGTGAGTTTATATTTTCTGATTTATCACAAGCCTACAATTCAGATTCAATAACATTACTATCAGAACATATAATAGGAACTCCTATAGCTATTGAAGCACAAAGAGAATCTGCTGATCAAATGGAAGGTTATTTATACCTTCTAAATTCTGATGGATTTATGCCAGTATTTATGTCTATTAGAAAAGAAAAAGTCCAGGGGTGGGTTAGATATGACACTGATGGATTATTTAAAAATATGTCAAACGTAAACAGACAAATATATACAGTTGTTCAACGTACTATAAATAGTGCAACTGTCACATCTTTGGAGTTGTTTCAAAATGACCATTATTTAGATATGTCATCACAACAAACTGGAAGCTCAACGGCAACATGGACTGTGTCACATTTGCCAAACACATCAGTCCAAGTTAGATCAGGTAATTATAGTTTAGGTACATTCACTACAAATGGCAGTGGTCAAATAACATTAGGTCAAGCCGTAACTTCAGTAGAAATTGGATTAGCTTATACTCCTGAGATTACAACCTTGCCTCCTGAGATGCAATTACCAGATGGTGTAAGCGTTGGTCAAAAACGTAGAGTTGTTAGAGCTGTTTTAGATTTAGTTTCTACTTTGAATGTAAAAGCTGGTGGAACAAGAATATTGTTAAGATCAGTTACAGATGACTTTTCACAAGAGCCAACTTCTCTTACACAAAGAAAAGAAGTGTATTTACTAGGATGGTCAAAAGAAGGTAGAGTAACAGTAACACAAGAAGAACCATTACCAATGACGTTAAATGGTATATTATTAGAAGTGGAAGTATAATGGGTGCTGCAGGTTATGGATTAGCTGCTGTAATGTCACTAGCTGCTGCAAAGCAAGCAAAAGCTGGTTATCAAATGGAAGCACAGTCAAATAGAGAACAAGCTGAATTAGCACAAATAAATGCTGATCAAGAAGCTATTAATAGAACTGCTCAACTTAATGCACAACTAGCATCTATATCAGCTACGGCTGGTAGTGGTGGTATTAATATTGGTAGTACTAGTATTGCTAATATAAAGAGAAGAGAAACTCAACTTGCTCAAGCAGATGTATCTGCAACAAAGTTATTAGGTGCATCAAATAGACGTAAATATCAGATAGGTGCTAAGACTGCTGAAACTAAAGGCAAAGCTGCAGTTCTTACAGGTATTAGTAATGCAGCAGGTCAAGCTACAAAAGCATATTATTCGGAGTAAGTAAGCATGGCTATTAAAAGAACTATACAAAGACAAATTTTAGTAAAGCCAACTGGTGTAAATGATGCAGGAGCAGGGGCTAAGGCTATGGCACAAGCAGGCCAAAACATAGCCAATACTATTTCTAATGTAACTAGCTTTATAGATGATAAGCAACTTGAAGATGCTGTGTTAGATGCTGAAATCAAAGGTAAGCAGATTGGCACACAGACTGTTAAAGATAAAAATGGTAATTTAGTTCCCAAACCATTGGATTTAATGACACTAAATTCATTTACATCAGATATATATAACAAAAGAAACTTAAGAAAAGCTCAACAATATTTTAAAAATCAAGCAATCAACAGTTATGGATTGTCTTTACAAAATCATGCAGTTGATACAGCTAACAATTTCTTGGCAATGAATGAAGGTAAGGTTGATGAAAAAGGCAATCTTATGGTTAGAAATGCTGGAGATAGTTATATAGATGGTATTAAGAAGCAAGTTGCTCCAGAAGTATTTGCTGCAATTAGTCCTACACTAAGTAACATATGGGGTAAGGCGACAAGAAAAGCTTCTGCAATACAAATCAAAAATGTAAAAGAAACTAATATTTTTAACGCAACTAAAGGTTTGCAAAATATATTACAAATGGAAATTAATTCTATTTCCAATGGTGGTAATGATGAAGATGCATATATTATAGAAACAACTAAGCCAAAAATGTTTGATATAATTGATCAAAATGTTAGTAGCAAAATACAAGGAGAAAAAATAAAGTTAGAATATAATCAATCATTACAGACTGGTGTTGCTGTAAATGCTGTTGATTTAGCATATGAAGCTGGGGTCTCTATTCCAGAACTTCTTAACATGTCCATATCAACAGGTAAAAATTTTGCAAATAACGTAGATATAGATGGTGATAAAATTGCAACAGCTATGAGAGCTAAAATTGCTATTTACGAACAAATAGAAAAAGATATTTTACAAAAACGAACATATGATTCTAGAGTTTTAGTTTCTAATCTAGAGTTAAAGGTACAAAATGGGATAGTAGTTGAAGAATCTGATGTAGCTAAACTTACTGATATAGATCAAAATAGATTTAGTAAGTTTAAAAATGCATACAATAAGACTAGTGATAATAATGCTTCTAAAATATTTAATCTACAAATTGAAAATAAAATCGACAGAATAAAAGCAGATATTATTAAACCAGCAAAACCTGATTTAGTAAATGAATTATCTGGAGAAACACAGCCTATACTTAAAAACAGAGCAAAAGTATCTTTGATAAATGAATTGGTTGAAAAAGTTGGCCATAAAGATATGAGCAACACTAATAGGAGAAAAATACTTAATCTTGTTAATGATGTTGCAAAACAAACATTGAAACTAGACAACGATACATTTAAAGCAAATATAGAACGTATGTTTAATGGCAGTGTATCTACTATTATGATACCTCCAGAAACTTTATTAACACCACAATATATAGACTCATTAAAAGCTAGAAACGTTATAGGTATTACACCTGAGAATGCTTATACTGAAGAGTCATGGATAAAAAGAGTTAATACATACGCAAAAGATTATAGAATTAAACAAAATGAAATTTATCAAGCTAGCCAGTTAGGTTATAATTTAGAAAACAATATAGGATACACAAACCCACAAAAGACTTATATGGACAATAAGTTAATGCCTAAAACATTTGTTATGAATGGTAATACTGTAGATATAGATATTCTAAATTCAAACGAAGATATTAGAAACGAAAGTCTTAAGATAGTAACAAGTCATGTAACTTCATTGGGATATATACCTAAGAACATTTCACAAATATTTAATAGTTCAAAAACACTAAATGATGAGAATTTTGCTTATGCTAAATCTGCTTATTTAACTATTAAGAATGCTATAATTAAAAAATATCAAAATGGAGAATCTATGTTTGAGCTTATTGTAGGTGATAAGTTTAGTTCAGTTGATTCTAATTTGATGGAATCAGCTATGATGTATGACAATGCATCAGAATTTAGACAAGTTCATAGCACAACTTCTGTTAATAGAAATTTATCACAACATATAGGATCAGATCAAAATGAAACAATTACTTTTGATGAATCATTTAATAGAGTTAAAAATTATTTAGATGCAAATTTTATTGAAAGCTTTTGGGTAGATAAGGTTGGTGGTGCTGATTATGAAGACAGAGCATTAAAAGCTTGGGTTGAACAAAGTGGTGCTTCTAATTTTGATGAAGCTGTGTTTAAAGATCCTTTTATAAAAAACGAGATCATAAAAAATGTTAAAAGCCAAATAGCATCTGGTAGTGTGGCCCCAGGGCAAGTAGGGTTAGATGTTGCAGTTAAAAAAGCATTGTATAAGTTTGCAGGTAATTTAAGCGTACATCAAGATCAATTTGGAAATACTCATTTAATAAGAGGAGTGAGTATTGTAAAAGCAGCACAATCTACAGTTCCTAGTGGTGGCCCTATAGTCACTAAAGAAATAATTAAAAAAGATATGTTACGTAGATATGGAGAAACTTTTAGTGCAGGCACAGACAGTGAAATAAATGATGCTATTGATAATGGTAATATAATGTTTGTAAAATCAAATGATGTTGTTGGAGAACCTACATATAAAGCAATAGCTATTACTAATGATGGTAGGTATGAAACTATTGCTGATAATTATTCATGGAATTATAATGGATCACAATTACAAAGTGATTATAATGAAGCTTTACAAAAAATATCAGATGGTGGTGTTAGAAAATTATTAGGTAGTTTAGATTTTATGTCTAGAAATAACTTAGAAGCTGTAATGTCATCTATAGAAAGTAATAGAGACTATACTGAATCTTTAAAGTATTTAGTTAATAGTTATAACTCTATAGCACAATCTATAAATTCTGCACCAGTGGTTTACAGTCAAATATTGCCTTACTTAAATCAACGCAGGTCGGACAAAGAATTAAGAACATTTTTTGATAACTTTAGATTGCTTAGGTTTGATATTAGATGATTGAGCCACATTTAAAACCAATTCAACAAAAAATATTAGGTAGCTTAGATGATACATCAGATATAGAAATTGCTTCTTACAATGATGTATATAAGAGTCCACTAGTTGCTCCAGAAGAATATAGTTTTAAAGAATCTTATATGGCTGGTTACAGGCAATTAAGTGGTGGTCCATCTTTAATGCGTATGATTGATAATACTAGTTTTACAGACGATCCAGAATATGATCCACTTGCAGATAAACAAATTCCCGAAGGATATGAGTGGAGATTTTTAAATAGTTCTAGTGCTGAAGAAACATCCGTAAGGCTTGAAAGGCTTGAGCAAGATCTTTTAGATATGGATATAATTCAAAATGGTAACTTATTAGGGGTAGGTTTAGGTGGATTAACTTCTCCATTAACTTTTGCTCCTTTAGGCACATTTAAAATTTTAAGTCAAACTAGTTTCCTAAAAAGATTTGTTGGTAGTGCAGCATTTACAACTGCTATATATGCTCCAGAAGAATTTTTAATTGCTTCACAATCTGAGGGAAGGAGTGAGCTTGCTCATACTTTAATTCCATTATTAGGAGCTGGATTAATAGGTGGTACAGTAGGTGGTCTTTTTGGAAGAAGAATAAGTAAAAGCAATAATTTTGCAGAAGAATTTGCACAAAATGGAGAAGAAGGAATCTTCAGAAGTGCTGGTGCAATGGTTAATCCAAATAGCCCTGCTGTTTTAAGGCAAACTTTAAATGGAGAAGCATTAGCAGAAACTGGAATTAAACTAGAAAAGTTAAAATGGAATCCAGTTACTAGATTAAGCTTAAGTGCAAATATAACTGCCAGGAAGTTATCAGCAGGACTTGTTGATATGGGTGGCATGATCCAGAAAAAAGTAAGAGGTGGTGATATACTAGGTGAATCTATGGATCAATCTGTAGAAACTTCTTTTAGAACTACTTATCTTAGTTCTTTATTAGATGGTATAAGAGCAACTGATACAGCTTATCTTGCTTTTAGAGGTGTTGTTGCAAAGTCTGGAGATATTGGCAGATCAATGCAAATGCTCAGTCAAAAAGGTAAAGACATTATACAACGTAATAACACATTATCTGAATTTGGCTTTCGTGAAAGAGTTGCTAAGGCAATGAGAAATGGTGATGTTGATGAAGTTGTTGATACTGCAACACCTTATGTTAACCAAGCTGCATCAGGATATAGAAAACACTTTGATAAAATAAAACAAAATGCAGAAGACGTTAAGTTGTTTGAGATAGAATTAGGCAAGAAAATCAAAGGGTTAGAGATAGCTGTCCAAGAAGGACGTGCTACTGCTGATCAGTTAGCAAAAGCCAAAGCAAGATTAGTGCAGTTAAGACAACAAGGCGTGCTTCTCAATACAGCAACTGGTTATGTACCAAGAGTACCTAGAATTGACAAGATAGAGAAAAATGCAGAACAGTTTAAAACAATAGTTAGTAACTGGGCTATGGGTCATTTTCAATACTCAAGAAGAGAAGCTGATGAATATGCTGATGAGATTATACTTAACTATACAAATAGCAAACCATTTTATAATTTAGATG